TGCTGATAATAAAATATTTGAAAATGTAGTTTTACAAGAAGGTACATTAGTAAAAGATACAGGAAGTTTCGCAGCCACTGAAGGTGTTAAAACTATTAAACTTACACAAAGTCCTGTTGTAGAGGGAAGCGTTCAGGTTTATACTGATGGGCCTAATGCGACCAAGAACGGAGCCTTTGTTGAAGTACCTAATGTGTTTTTCGCTTCTGGATCTTCTGATAAGATTTTTGAAGTAGTTTACGACGATGATTACAAAGCGACCATAGTTTTCGGGGACGGCAGTGTAGGAGTTTCTCCAGATGACACCTCTAATTATTATGTCTTTTATAGAGTGGGGGGAGGAACCCGAGGGAACATAGGAAAGAATACTATTGATAATACTCTTGCTGGGACTCTTGACGGTGCTATTTCTGTAAATATAACAAATACTTCTAAAGGTACAGGAGGCTCAAATGCCGAGACTTTAGACCATGCTAAACGATATGCTCCACTAAATTTTAGAAGGCAGGATCGTTTAGTTACTTTAGAGGATTATTCTGTGTTCGCTAATACGTTTATTAGCACCTTTGGTACAATTGGTAAGGCTACAGCAGCTACTCGACAAGCTTATTCTTCTGCTAATGTAGTTGATATTTATGTTCTTGAAAAAGCTTCTGATTTTCAATTACAACGAGCTACGACAAACTTTAAAACTCAATTACTAACTGCTATTAACAAGAAGAAGATGGCAACAGACGATGTGGTTATTGTTGATGGGCTTATTAGAACTTTAGATTTAATTACCACAATTCGGATTGATAGAGAAGAGGAAGAAAACCAGGATCAAATTAAAGCGAGAGTTAGAGATAAGATCCTAACATATATGAATGTAGATAATAAAGAGTTCGGAGAAGATTTTAATGTGGCTCAAATGAACAGACAAATCTTTGAGGTTGATGAAGTTCGATACTCAACTATAGATAACATTGAACAAGATATCTCAATTGATTTTAATGAAATTGTTCAGTTGAATAACTTAACAATTAATGTAGAATTACTAGACTAATGGGCGATAGCAAGTACACACCAAATCCTAGAAAATACTACAAGACTAACTTTGTAGATCTAGTAGAACTTATCACCCCCGAGGTGTATAAGACGGAAGATTTATCATTAAGTGGAACCGAGGTAAACCCCCTTTCTCAGGTTATTAATTCCCACCTTAATGTTGCGTCCCGAATTTCTAATGTTATACCTCTATCGGGAGTGGCTAATAGCCAAACAAGTGCTTTAGGGAATATCAGTGGAATATCCCAGTACTTTGTTAAACAAAATGAGTTAACTAAGATTAATCCCTTCTTGTTTGAAAGCAAGATTCTTTTGCCTTTAAGCACTACTTTAGCAAACTACGATACTAGCGCAGAGTTCGCCACCTATTTGTCTGGGACACTTCTTCCCATGATTATACCTCCGAGTCTTACTCAGGTGGATCCGCTTCAGGCGAATATGACAACGCTTTCAGCACTAACAGGGGATGTAAATGCTAGTAGTGTTCATAATCATTTAGTAGATACTTTAGGATGGATGTATTTCTTAAATACATCTGCCGATGGAGGGTTAGATTATTCTCCATCGAGTTATGTTCTTAGCTCTTTAAATTCTTTATATCTAGGAAATACGTTAGAGACTATTGACGGTATTAAAGGATTAACAGAATACCTGTGGAGAAATAACGAAACCTGTTCTTTCGGTTCATATATTCCTACTGATTTTGTTTCTGGAACAGCAGATGGTATCACTGAGTCTAGTGCTGGGGTTACTCCAACTTATACCAGTGGAACCCAGAAGCTTGAAGCTCTTCAAACTTTAGTAGATGTAATCTACTCTCCCCTCTATATTGATCAACAGGACTATACAGTTAAAAGTGCTTTTGATAATTTTATTGATGCTTCTTTATCTTTAACTGATCGAACAGCTAAAGGACCTTTTAGAAAGTTTACTAATCTGTTGGGGTATGAGTTTGCTGATCTTACTAATGAAATTGACAACATTGGTTTAATTTATGATATTGAAAATGTTAAAGATGAGCATATTCAATACATAGCAGACCTTATTGGGTTTAGACTTCGTGGTAATTCTCCTTCAAAGTGGAGACAACAACTTCGCTTGGCTTTAGATCTCTATAAGAAATCAGGAACGATAGATGCTATTCAAGCTGCTATTAATGCGCTAATTGTTGATTCTGTTTTTGATGTCTCTGGTAAGGTGGATGAACTTTGGGAGTCATATATTCCTCAATTAATCTGGTACGCTTTAGGCACAGAGTCCCCCCTATTTAAAGACTTGAATACATGGACCTTTGATTTAGCTAATCAAGCAGGAATCTACGCCTATAGTACCAGTAGCTTAGATGAAAATCTTAAAATTGTTACAGACAGTATTCTTTTAGATTTATATAAAGCTTTTCCTGATAACTTTTTGTTTCATGGAAACAAGTTTTCTGTACCTGAATTGTGGGAACTTGATGCTAATGGATGTACAACAAAACGATACACCGTTGTTAATGAGCCAGGGATGAAACCCTTTCATGTTCATTCAGTAGACAGTCTTGGATACCAAGCTTACAAACAAGAAGCGAAACAATTTGACGAAAGTAAAGCCTTTGAGGCTGCGACAGGATTTGGTGCGTTAGGTTCAGGTGTGTATATGGCTGGAGCAGATCATCCAACCACAGGGGAAAGACCAACCTACCTTAAGCCTCAAGGAGATCTTAATTTCTTATTCTCTTATAGAGAGAAAGAAAACTACCCACTTCCCCCATTTGAAGAAATAAAATACTATAGAGACTCTACTGTTACTGCTGATTTGGTCAGCTTGTTAGTAGCTAGGCTTAAGTGTTTCAAAGTAAAGGAGAGCTTTGCTGATGAGGTAGGTAATTATATCCTTAGCAGTGCGGTTACAGACGACTCAGATTTAGGAACTTTAAATGAGTTCTTAATGCTATTTAGTTCGGTGCAAGTTCCGTCGAACTTTGATGATGTAATGCTTAGTATCTCAGACTATGAGAAGAATCTGCTGGACTTGTGGAACGGAAAGTCTTCTCATCTATTCATTAACTTTAAAGATACTGATTTTGATTTTGCTAAAACTACTTTAGAGGGTGACGGAAAGTATGCTTTGTATGAAGCAGCTAGAGTAGCAAGAGAGTTCTCTCCTGCTCATGCTATTACTAGAGTAAATCTAACTGCTAGTGCAGAGGATGCCCTCTCCACCTCAAGTGCTAAGTGGGAATACTTGGGCTTTGATAAAGATGATACAAGAGCAGGATATACTTCTGCCTCTGTGCTAGGAAACTTTGAGATTAGTGGAGCAGCTATGGGTGCTGTAGGTCCAGGAAACTTTAATGGAAGAGGGGGACTGAATACTTTTAAACGAGCAGATGTTGATAGAATAACGGATTCCCTTGAATCAACTATTTTAACCACAACTGATGCCAATTATGACCCGCAGGATGGAACGGGAATGCGTGAAGGTGTTCCTAGACGAGCTTTAAGAAGAAGAAACTTTAGATATACTCTTCCGAAAGAAGGATACTACGATAGGACTGGATTCAATTCTCCTGTGAATTGGGATTTAGAAGCTCAGAATCCAAACTTACTTTCCTATACTTCCGCTCCTATGGAAAGTCCAAATATAGATCAAGCAGCGGGTGCTTTTCTTGGAAATTATTGGAGGGGTGCCCGATTAGGGAGTGTTTCTGCTATTGACGAGATCGGCCCCTTTGCAGGAACTTCTGCTATAGAGGTAAGTTCTCAAGAAAGCACAGACCCCGCTGATTGGGGAGGTTATTCATATATATACGCTCAGGAAACTTCGGCCATAACAGGGGGTCCTTATGGAGTAGCAGGAAGCCCATTTCGTGAAAAAGTTTGGAGATCAAGTGATACCTTAACTCTGAGTTTATATGTAAAAAGACCTCCCACAGGCTTAACTCCCTCATCCTTTGACCTAAATCTATTCGACCCTGCTTCCCCAGGCCTGGAAAGTAATGGTGTAGACTTTGAGTACTTAGGTGGGGGGCAAGTTCCAACTATTAAATTAGAATCCACAAATGTAACTGGAACAATAGAAGATGTCGGCAATGCTTGGTACAGGTGTAGTATTGCTTGTGCTGGTCTTGGGAAGTTGGATGGGGACACTATAGAAGGAGATTTAGAATCCAATTTTATTATTATGGGAGATATCGACGGATATGTAGGACATTATGAGGATCTTGCTAGTACCAGATTATGGATTTATGGCCCACAATTAGAACAATGGAGAACAGGTTATAAAACTAGTCCCACTGCATATCAAGCTGTGGAGGGGGCTGTGCCTACTGTTATAGACAGAGGAGAAAATACTTTAGGGTATGTCCCTTCAGCAGGAGAGTTCTATCCTATACTTGACCCCATCAACCCATCAGGGGTTTGGCATGAGTGTGAGAAGCTTGATTCTTCTCGTCAAT